CATTAAGTACGTAGGTCTCTTCTATACTCTAACCAATGGTTTTAAGGACTTTGATTCCTTTACCAAAGGTAAAGTTGCTAAAGAAGTTAGAAAAGGGATTAGAGAGTTAGAGAAAACCCTCAACAATACCAGAAGAAACCCCGATGGTAGTCTTAAGATGGTTACAAGTGTAAAAGATGATCCAGAATCATTTTTAGGAGGTAATTTCAAACTGGCTCTCTAACAAAGATATAGAAACAAAAGTAAAGATTGTTTAATGGTTAAACTTTTTAATTAAATGGGAAAACTTGGTAAGTTTCAAAGTATGGAGTTTGAGAGCTGGGCAAAAACCAGTAAGCTCAATCACATTAACAGTGCCTTCTTGGGTAAGCCACAGGAACTGGACAATTTGATGGTTCAGCTTCTTGCTTTCCGTTACAGAAGGACACTTAACACATTCTTGTCTCAGTATCCTACTAAGACATTTGAGAGCAATGATGAGTACACTTGGAAGGTTATTGGCAGCATGGTAAAGAACCTGCCTATTGTAGAAGCAAGAGACCTTAGCGGTACTGCTATTACTAGTGGTAATGCAGGTGCTAATGGTGAGCCCTTCTATGTAGTATTTGATGAGGACCTCTTTGCTGATGGTGCAATCATCGTGGGTGAACTCAATGAAATCTATCCTCTGCGTATTCTTGGTGACGGTTATCGTGAGGGTACTAATGTGCGCTATAAGGTAGTTGTTACCGGTGGTGTTACTACTGGTATTCCTGCTGCACAGTTGGCTCCTGGTAAGCGTTTCTCTAAGGAATATGCTCCTGTAGAAAGAGAGTTCTCTCGTAAGGTTGATGACATCATGTTCTCTAGTCCTATTGCAATGCGCAATGAGTTCTCTACCATTCGTATGCAGCATAAGGTATCTGGTGCTCTCATCAACAAGAAGATTGCTTTTGGTATTCCTGTAGAAGTTCCGACAGCTAACAACAGTTATACTGTTAAGAACGTAGACATGTGGATGCACTATGAGCAGTGGGTACTTGAGGAACAGTGGGATGATGCAAAGAATAAGCTCTTGGCTTATGGTCGCAGCAACCGCAACAAGTATGGTGAGTATCTTGACATTGGTAAGAGTGGTGAAGTAATCCGCATGGGTGCAGGTCTCTTCCAGCAGATGGAAGTTAATAACACCTCTTTCTACAATGACTTCTCACTGAAGGCTATTGAGAATGCTCTGTATGAGCTCAGTGCTGCTAACCTCAACATGAAGGAGCGTACATTTGTGCTGAATACTGGTGAAAGAGGTGCTGCTCAGTTCCATAAGGCAGTTCTTGATACTGTAAGTGGTTGGCAGCCCATTCAGGTTAATGCTGATAACTTGGGTATGGTGAAGAGAACTACTTCTCCTCTCCACGAGAATGCTCTTGCAGCTGGCTTCCAGTTCACAGAGTTCTTGGCTCCCAACGGTGTTAAGCTGAAGATCAATGTTGATCCTATGTATGATGATCCTATCAGAAATAAGATTATGCATCCTCTTGGTGGTCCTGCATATTCTTACAGATATGACATCTTTGACATTGGTTCAATGAATCAGCCCAACATCTTCAAGGTGGCTGTTAAGGGCCAGGAAGGTGATATGACCTCTTATGAGTGGGGTCTTCGCAATCCCTTCACTGGTAAGATTGGTAATGACTTCATGAGTCATGATGAGGATTCTGCTACAGTTCACAAGATGACCACAACTGGTATCTGTGTACTTGATCCCACCAGAACCATGAGTATTATTCCCGCTATCCTTCAGGGATAAAAGATGAAATAAGGAAAGGCAGTGAGGGGAGAACAATCCCCTCCTGCCCCACCCTTATAAAGTTTATTAATTTAATAGTTAAAAGATAAAAAGGAGAAGTTAAAATGGCAAACAAGGGAAGAGTAGAAAAAGAGATGCCAACAATGAATGAAGTACAGAATGAACCTAAACAGACTTATGTAGAACCTGTTAAGCAAGAGCCTTCAGGTCCTGTTAATTGTCTGCGTAATGAGAGAGTCATTGTGAGGTTTGTTGCTAGTCCTAATGCTCTAGTAAGGCAAAAGGGACATGTACTTGACGGTGGTATGTCAGAGAGAGCATTTAGAGAATTTGTAGTTCCAAGACTTCAAAGTACTGGTGCGTTCAAGAATGTACTAACCAATAATGAGAAAGCATTCTTGGAGCAAATAATGGGGTTGGAATACAATGCTCTGAGTGTATATAGGAAGGCAGATAATTTCTGGAGTGATAACAATCCATATGGAATAGGAAAGGTTAGATTGTATAAGCAAGATAACTTCCTTGACTTAAGCAATCCAGAAGACTATATAAAGTATAAGATACTGCTGGCTAATGAGGACTATATTGCTCCTTCACTGCAAGCATTGGAAGAGGCTCCTAAAGCAACTTACCAGTTTGTAATTATCAGTGAAAATGCAGAAGCAAGTGCAAATCTGTCAAGAAACGAGGGTATTATGAAGTGTTATGAAGAGTATGGTGCTATCAGAAATGATGCAGACACACTTAGAGTACTTCTTGAACTCCTCAGTGGAAGACCTCTTGCACCCCAAACTAAGCTTGATTTCTTACAGGGAAAGGTCATTGAGTATATACAGAAAGACCCAAGAAATTTCCTCAGATTTATCCAAGATGAGTTGCTTTCTGCAAAAGTACTTATTAAGAAGTGTCTTGATAGGGGTATTATTTCAAAGAGAAATGATGCTTACTACTTGACAGACGGTGATAAGCCACTTTGCGAACTTAATCAGGAGAGTACTCTTGACAATGCGGCAAGGTATATTACAAGTGCTAAGAGAAGTGAGCTTAAGTACACATTAGAAGCAAAAGTAAAAGATTAGTAATCAACTGCTGGGGGAGCCAGTTGAACGCGGTTCCCCTGGCAGATAAAATAAAACAGACATGGATATTGGTGAGTTTTCTTGGAGGTTCGACACACAATACAATAACATTACTAGTAATCAGGCTCCTGGTATAACTGAAGCAGAGAAGAGTGTGTTTCTTACTAAAGCTCAAGATGAGCTGGTAAAGAACTACTTTCTTCCTCAAAGTAACCCCAAACAAGCAGGCTTTGATGACAATCAGAAGAGGCAGGCAGACTTCTCATGCTTAATGAAGGTAGATAATTGTGCTAAAGTTACAATAAATCCTTCAGACCCACAGTATATCCAGATTGACAGTAGGTCTACTGTATGGACATTTCCCACTGATGTATTCCTAGCAATCAATGAGAGTGCTAAGGTGGGAGATACCATTCTTCAAGTTATACCACTTAAGTATGATGAATATTTAAGACTCATGTCTAAACCTTTCAAAAGACCTCTTAAGAACCAGGCTTGGAGGCTCATTAATACAGGTACTGACAATTATATAAAGGTTGCAGAGATTGTGGCTGGTCCAAATGAAACTGTAACTAGCTACACTATCAGATACATTAGAAGGCCTAAACCAATCATTTTGGGTGATTTAGATGGACTTACAATCAATGGCTATACCTATAGTGCTAATCCTAGTACTGCCACACAAACTAATGGTGAGTGTGAGTTAGACCCAATGATGCATGAAGAGATACTTCAAAGAGCAGTAGAACTCGCTAAGATTGCTTGGACTAATACAGGACAAGATAACCTTCAGGCAGTAATACAAGCAGGACAAAGAAGTGAGTAACTAAAACAAAGTAAGAAATGAAGGGAAGTGAATTTTCTAGAGGCTTTGATACCCTACTTTCAAGTTATAGTATACCAACTCCTTCTGGTACTACAGATAATCCTGTATCAGTAGAGATTGATGAATTTGAGAAGTCTCAGTTTCTTACAGCCGCCCAAGAAGAAGAGGTTATAAGTCTGTATAATGGAAAAAACTCTTATGGAGAGGGTTTTGAACAGACAGAAGAGCTTAGAAGATATTTGGCTCCACTGGTAGGAGAAGCAACTATAACTCCTGAAACAGGTATAAATGGGCATGATTTAGGAGTAAGTAGTAATCACAAATTCTTCACTCTTCCTGAAGATTGTTGGTTCATTACCTATGAAGCTGCAGACACAGATGATACTAGCAGATGTTCTGGCATGGGAGCTCTCGATGTAGTTCCTGTAAGACAAGATGAGTATCATAAGATAAAGAGAAATCCTTTTAGAGGAGCAAATGATAGAAGAGCTTTAAGGTTAGACCTTGCTGATGGAGTGATTGAAATAGTCAGTAAGTATAACACGACAAGGTACTATGTAAGGTATCTTAGAAGACCAAAGCCCATTATTATAGCGGACCTTGATGGAATGAGTATAAATGGGTATACATATCAAGGAGAGGACTGTTGTGAACTTCCTGACA